ATCTCCAATATTATTTTGATATATCTGCTTGATATCCTCTATTGGGATAGTAACAGTACATCCGAATGATAACGGGATGGTTACAAAATGTTTATTCATTGCTTTTTTCCTTTCTTTTTTATGGATACTTTTGCATATCCGAACATTGATTTTACCATATCTGCGAGCATGACCGTCTTTGTTTCTATTATGGTCTTGCCCGGATTCTTTCTACTCTTATGGATGACCAGGTCGCATTTGAAATCATGTCTGTACCATTCTTCCATGACGGCTGCTGCATCCTTTCCTTCCAGCAGGAGATAGTATATATCCCCGTCTTCGTAATTGATTATATCTTCCATTTGTTCCTTATTTGTCGCCCCAATATCGTGCTGCTCCTTCGTCCCAGATCGTATATTCTCCTTTTTCGCCGATGAAACGGCCTTTACTGAATGCCTTGAACCCTTCCACCCATATTTTAAGTGTAGCGTCATACATTACGCTTTCGGCTGCACTTCCACGGGGTGCCCTTCCTTTGGCGTGAGAGATGAATATGAGCAGCTTGTTACGGTATTGCTCTTTGAGACGGATATAGTCCCGGTAACTCATTTGGGTGTACTGGAAGCTGTCGATAACGACGATGTTGAAACTTTTTCTCCGGTCAAGACGTTTCTTCAGGTCTGGGATAGATTCGGCATTTAGAAGTGAAAATCGTCGTCCGCATTCTTTCATGCCGGCGCGGAGCAGGTTCTGCTTCATCGTTAAACTGTCGCCCTCTTCCAGGGAATCGTAGGCGACACGGTCGAAACGGCAGAGTTCCTTGCATAACTGCATCACAAAACTGCTTTTTCCGTTTCCGGAATTGCCCCAAATAAACCATATTCCCGTGCATTCGGGTTCCCCGAACGCATCGAGCATCGCACCCTTGAAGGCAAAGGTGCGTTTCTTCTGCCGTAATACTTCTGATACTGTCAGTGCTCTTCCCATACTTATTCCTCCTCCTTGATTCTCTTCTGACGGTGGATGGATTTCTTTACCCGTCGCAAATCGAATTCACATTCCTCACTTTCCTTGATGATCTTGTCTATATCTGTCCGGCTGTCTATTCCGTTGGCTGTACAGATGGAGTAGACATCTTGTGCGGATGTCGGTTCAAGCTCGAAGTATTTGCGTCCGATACGGCTGTAGAATTCCTTGTAACCCGGTTTCTCATATCTCAGACCGTTGCGGATGCGGCGTTCGATATAATCCGTGCTCAGGAATATCACTCCGCAACGGTCTTCGAGTACGTTATACAGGCTGATAAAATAGTGGAACACGCTCTCTACGAGTTTGTCCGCTTCATCAAAGATGAGCAGCGGGGCGTCCATCTGGATAAGGTTTGATAGTATTTGTTTCCATAGTTCCCGTATCGTATAGCCTTCGCTTCTGATTCCGATCTGACGGGCTATCTGACGTACGAACTCTCCTTTATACATGTCCTCGGAACAGAGGATATAGAATACTTCCTTGTGACTCTCCGCAAAGATGCGGGCGGTCGTGGTCTTTCCGCATCCTGCTTCACCGACAATCCAGGTGACATTCTTGTAATTCTGGGCATCGGTCATGGCGTATGTGATTTCCTGCCAGGCATTGATCTCCACAATATTCCATCCCTTGGAAGATTCGGATGACATCTTGACCTGTTCTGATAGTTTTTTCCACATCACGTCACTGATGTTTTTCCAGTTCCCGTTGAGGATGCTGCTCAGAGTTCCTGCACTGATTCCGTTGAGACTGCCGGCTGCCTTGTTCTGGCTTGGATACTTGGCAACGTAGCGTTTGAGGTTTTCAACGATGCTTTTCTTTTCTAGATTTTCCATAATTGATGTTTTTAATGATTATAATTTTTCGGCTGTTTTCTTTTCATTGATTTTGACCGGACCGTCAACATCTGTCCAGTCGATATTGCTGACTTTCTTCTGCATCCGTCCAAGGGACAGTTCGTAAGGGTCTTTGCTGTATAGGTTCGTCCTCCGGTCGATCTGACGTTGTACTTCTTTTCGTACGCCTTTCAATTTCGGGGTATGCAGTCCGTGCTGCTCCGGTGAGACGCCTTCGATATGCTCTATGGCCTTTGCCACTACCTGCCGGTCGATACGGTTCTGCTCTGTGGCCTTCTGTTGCTCTCTTATCCATTTTGCTTCACCTTCCGTCTGGTCCTGCAAAGCACGGTGTACAACCATATACGGTTCTGCGACACGCTCGAAACGAAGGTCTCCGGCTTTGTCTTTCCGGTACAGTCTGACAGAGGTAAAATCATACGGATCATATTGTACGTAGAATTTTTCGTAGGTATGGGTCCGTCTCCATTCCTGGTCAGGTACACCAGGCTTGCTGTATACCTCATAGGTATGTTTCTTTCCCTTAACGGTAATGTCAATGCCGGATGCGGTGAAAGTGCTGGGCTTGTCTGTGAATATCCAGAACATATTGATCATTTCTCCCGGAGTTACTTCCGGCGTTCCTTCGTTGCAGGAAGAATTGTACATTTCAATCCTCGATATGCCTGTTGCAGGATGTGCCATCTCGTTCCATTCCGTGCGTGCTTTGAGGTATGCTGCTTTCAGTTCCTGCAAGGTATAGAGACGGTTTTTATTGGCTTCGATGAACTCGAGATCAGGACGGCTGGATGCTTTCTTGGCCGTGATATTCTGACCCGTGAAACGCCAGTCCTTATGCAGTACCTGCTGCTGGAATCTCCCGAATACGGATTCTATAGTCTTAGAGGAGCCGTTGTAAGGGGCTGTCGTACGGTATACATTACAGAGTTTTTGCAGAAATCCCTGGCTTTGCAGTTTTTTGTGACCGCCCTGATTATCACTTACTATTTCGTAAGGGCGGTGACCGCTTACCTGTATGGCCATCCGGTAGGACATATACTGGGCTTCATAATCCTCGTTGTCTGCAATGCAGAATCCCAAAAATACTTCACTGTAAGCGTCGATGACTTCATAGACCGATGTCGTACGTACTTTTCCCTGCTCGTCTCTGTAATAGAGGTTCAGTTTCGTGCCGTCACCGTACCATAAGGTGTCTCGTCTCGATGGCAGTTCAGTCTTCATTTTACGGTCGAATTTCTGATGGGAACTCATTTCTCCGAAAACGGCATCATGCCATAACGGTTCAACGGCCGGACTGTTCAGCCATATTTTCAGACTCCGGATGCTCTTCAGCGGTTTCAGTCCTCTTTCCGGCGCTTCGGCGTTGAAGGCGTCGAATAACTGGCTGTCGGTATAAACAGGAGTCTTGCTGCGTTTCAGGGCAATAAGCCGGCGCGCTGCCAGCGGAGTGATCTTCAGGGTGTTCTTGTTGCCAATTCTGCCGTTGATAAGTACCTGGTACTTTTCCTTTTTGTAATTCTTCATTTTCTCCTTCAGTCGTGCCAGATTACGGGGGAGTGTATGTCCTGTAAGGTCTCTCATCTTTTCGCTTTGGGAAAACAGTATATCCCAGAGGTCGCTTCTACGTCCTGCACCGAGAGCATGACTGTCAGCCTTCAGGTCGTTCATCCTGTTGATAAGGAGATTGAGCACGGAAGCATTGACGGTGTACTCGTTGATCAGCTTGTCCGAAAGATGGGTTTGAACACCGTTCAAATCGTATTTGAATTCCGCAAAGAACTTTCGGGCATCTTCATCCATGATAAGATCATTCTTCATTTTTTGTTCTGTCATCATCTTTTCCGGGTCTCCATAGATTTCATCGAATTTCATTTTGTAACGGCTTGGAAGGGATTGGTATACATACAGAGCCTGTCTATCATAGCAAGCACGACGGGCACATAATATGTTGTGTCTCCTCATGCAACTTTTCAACGTGTTAGAATTGATTACTTGTGGTACAAGTTCATCAAAGGTCACGCATAACTGGTTCTTGTAATATTCCATTCTCGATTAATTATTCTTCTAAATCTTTTCCGGATATTTTATTAAGATTGAATATCGATGCCAACATATTGATACCGATGATGATACTGATCGGAATATTATGGATGTCATTGATTCCGACGGTGAAGGTGAAACTTAATACAAACCATACTATTCTTATCTTGCTCGATTTGGTCAGAGACTGGAACCAGTTCCATTCCTTTCCGTATATTTTTTTGAGATCATCTTTCATAGCAGTAGATTTTATTTCCCGACCTCCTTGCCGTCAAACTGGCTGACGGCAACGAATCGTATTTTTCGGGCAAGGGGTGAGTTCTTGTGATAGTTCAACGCTTTGCTCACCATCACCCTTGTGCAGTTCATGCTTTTGGCAATCTTGTTTACCTGGCCGTATTCGACCACAATTTTTCTGTTCATGATTATTTGTTTTTAGGTCCGAAAACTAATGAGATCAACGCGAATGGCAATGCGACTATTAGACAGAGTGTCCAGACAGGTACCATTATAATTTTACCGATAATCTTTTCCATAATT